AAGGCTGGATAGGCCTGGATATCTCTACCGATAAAGACATTATCAACGGAGATATTACCATAGACAGGATATCCTCATTTGATATAAGGGAGGACCCCAATGCTAAAACCTACGACTTAAATAAATCCGCGAAATATATCATTCGTTATTACTGGGGAGACAAGGAACAGGCTTCCTTACTCTATCCTAAAAAAGCAGAAGAGTTAGAAGGATATTTAGAAGATTATAGTAAAGGCGCTGGTAGAGATGTATTTGAAATTCCAGTAGCAAAACAGACGGATACCGATATGTTGGAACCTTCTACTTATCGCTACCGCATAAAAGAAACCTGGTGGAAGTCTTACAAACTACAATTATATTTAATTGATAAGAGCAACCTTCAGTTTATCCCTGTCCACAAATCCCAGGAGGCAGTTTTAGAGGCGCTTCTCACCAAAGACAGAGAATTAGCGGAAAAAGAGAGAAGGCCATTACGTTACAACACCACTGAACGAGTCATCCCGGTGATGAACGTAACTACCACTCTCGGCGATATCGTTTTAGAACACATTGAAGATCCCTTCAGCGGATTGACTTTATTTCCCTATGTCAGATTTTGTCCTTATTGGTCCGATGGATATATCTTCGCGGTAGTGGATAATTTGATATCTCCCCAAGAAGAAGTAAATAAGACCTCTTCAGGGATTTTACATATATTAAATCGAACTGCCAATACCGGTTGGTTAAACAAAAAAATAGGTGGGGCAGTTAAAAGTGTATTGGAAACTTTAGGATCAAAAGCAGGAATAGTCATTGAATACGGAGAGGTGAAGCCCGAAAAGATAGAACCCAATCAATTACCTGCCGGACATTTTGCTCACAAAATAGATTCTGTTCAAAATATCAGGGATATATCCGGTTTGAATACTGCCAGTATGGCAGCAGGGACTAAAGAAGAATCGGGTATAGCCATGTTAAGGAGACAGAGACAGGGAGCAGTTATATCAAACGTAATTTTTGACAATTACAAATATACTCAACAGATTTTCGGGGAAACTCTCATAGAGTTTATCAGGCACACTAACGTTTATTCCCCACCTGAAATAGCCGAGATATGTATTGAAGAAAAGATGAAAATAGATCCTCAGCAATTAGTCCAGGCGATACGTTCATTCAGGATAGGACACTATGGGATAAAGGTGTCCAGTCGGCCATCAACGCCAACCATAAGATTAGCTAATTTTGAAATGTTGGCCAGATTAGCAGAAATAGGTATGCCGATACCGATTGATATTTTATTAGATTCAATGGACATCCCACGTAAAGACGAAATGATAGCTCGTGTCAAACAACAACAGGAACAGGCACAACAAATGCAAATGCAACAGGGGCAGCAAGGGCAAACACAAAAAGGAAGACCAAGCCCGCCTAAACGTGAATCGATGGTAGGACGTGCAATGTAATGCCATATAAAGATAAAGAATACAGAAATGCTCATGTAAGAGAATATCAAAGGGGAAATAAAGAGAAAATAAAAGAACGCAAAAAAAAATATAACCAGGAACATCTTAAAGAAGCAAAAAAATATCGTAAAGAGAATGCTGAAAGAATAAGTCAAAATAGAAAACAATGGTGTAAAAATCATCCTGAAAAAATAAGACAACAAAAAATAAAATATTATGAGAATCATTCCGAGTCAATAAAAAAAGCAAATAAAAAATATCGAGAAAAAAATAAAGGAAGATTGAAAGAAGTAGAGAAGCGACGGATTATGAAAAAAAGATATGGTTTATCTCATGATGATTGGTTAAAAATGTGGGAAGACCAAAATGGAAAATGTTCTATCTGTGGAGAGTCTTTTGTTAACCCGAATGATGCTTTTGTTGACCATAATCATGATACTAATAAGGTAAGAGGATTACTTTGTAGAAATTGTAATTTTGCCATTGGATTGTTTAAAGACAATCCAGAACTAACAATAAAAGCAACAGAATATTTGTTAAAAAATCATAAAAAAAGGTAAGAATTTCCCTACCAGAAGGGTGAAAATCTGGAATAACCCTCACTCCGAGGGACGAAAGGAGGCGAAAATACATGGAAAATAAGGAGACAAAAGAAAGGCAAGAGACCGAAGTTAAAGAAAAAACCTATACCGAAACAGAGCATAAGGGTGTAATCTCCGACCTTCAAAGAGAGAGAACAGATCGTCAGCAAAAGACTTTTGAACTTTCGCAGGCTCAAAGTAGATTAACAGCTCTTGAAAAAGAAAACAAAGAGTTAAGGGAAAAAGAAGAGACTGCGAAAGCTAAAAAATCTGTCATCGAAGGTGAAGATGAAGATGTCTTAACCAAAAGAGATGGCAGAGATATCGAAGCAAAAGTTATGACAAGTATCGAGAAAGCGCAAAAAATAGTAGATGAAAGAAACGAAAAAGCAAGATTAGAAGCTAATTACCAAAAATCTTGTAATGCAGCAAGGATCAAATATGCAGACAGAAAAGATATAGGTTTGGACTTTGAAACAGTTCGTCAAGCTGCTCTTGGGAGAGTTGGTGGTAGAAAATATAAAGAAATGGACATTTATACTTCTGACGACCCAGGCGAAGAGCTTTATGAAGAAGGTTCAAAAGACCCCGAAATAAAGGCAAAACTCGAATTAGCCAAGAACGAAAAAATCCTTGATACCATGGGCGATCGTAAGGTAGACAAGAAGGGCTTAACCGGTGAAACGAAAAAATATGGTTTCCATTACTACACATCTGATGAAGTTGCTGCCATGAAACCAGAAGAAGCTCAAAAAGTACTTCCGGATATAGAGAAATCAATGCCAAAGTGGTAATTAAATATCCTAACTGAGAGGTACTCAGGTATTCTTTACTCCAAAGATAAATGGAGGTAAAACATAAAAATTTATGGGCTAAAACATTTATTGAAAGGAGAGAAATAAAATGGGTATGAAAGACGCAATACCTGTAATTTTTGCGGCAACATTACTCGAGGAAATAAAGAACTTACTCGTATACGGTAAGATTGCTTACAAAAAGCACAGCGGAGAAATAAAAGAAAAAGGCGATAGGATAAAACTAAAGGGCTACGGTGGTGTAGACATTAATGAGTATGCCCCTGGTGACCCAACATGGGACTTAGCACATACAAACGGTATTACTTATCAGGACGTTCAAGCTGCTGCCATGTTTTTGGATGTTGACCATGCTTATGATTATGGTATAAAGCTACACGATATTACAGAATTACAAAGCGATCCTGCTGCCCGGCAGCATTATGCCAAAGAAGCTGCTTATGGTTTGGTAGAAAAAGTAGACCTCTTTCTTGCTGGTTTATATACTCAGTCAGCTTTAGGGACTTACGTTCTTAAAAATACTGCGACAAATACCGCAAATGTAACCAGTGATATAGGCGAATTGTGGACAGCTTTAAAGGGTGTAAACATCGAGAAAAAGTTTATTACCATACCTCCCTGGGTTGCTTTGAAATTACTGCTTGCCGGTGTTCTTCACGCTGACGACTTAAAGGGTGAACTCAAGAACGGGTTTATTGGACGAGTATTACAGTTTGATATGTATATGTCAAACAACTGTCCAGTTGTAACCCCAGCTACTGCCGGCTATAAACGTAATATCATCACGGCTGGTTCTTACCAGGCAATCGCTTTTGTTGATCAGATGACCGAAGCCGAAACCCTTCGTTCACAGGGATGGTTCGCTGACCTAGTACGTGGACTCCACGTCTGGGGTGGAAGAGTAGTCAAACCGAAAGAGTTGTTTTATCTTGATTTAGAATATGCACCTGAGACTTTAATTTAAGGTTAATTGTTAATATGAGGGGCTTTTATAGCCCCTCTGGAATATTTTAAGAAAGGAGAGAAAAATAATGGCTGGAATAATTAATGTTACCGTTGCATTAAACGGTATGAGAACTATGGTAAAAGAAGTTCCTGTATGTCCCGATCTTCAACCTGCGACTAATAAAAGTTTAGGATATATAAGTGCAGCTACTATATCGTTTGCTAAAAGTGCCGCTGCAACACCTGTTTATAGTATAGATGATTCTGGTAGTGGTTTTGGTGCTGCTGGATTTAGTGCTTGTGAGGGCGAAATGATACTTGTCAGTTCATCTGGTGGTACAAACAGCGGAGTAAACGATGGTTTATACACCTTAGTATCTGACGAAAATGCACAACTTGTTGTTACCGAAGCTGTAACCACTCAAACTGCTGCTGCTGCTGGGACTGTTGTAATCTACGGTGTTGCAGTTTACAAGATTACACCTACCAAAGGAATGGAACATGGACTTATAATCTACTCAGAAGGTGTTGAATCTGCTGGAATATTAGGCATGATTCCTTGTGTCTTAAACGGAGACTTCTGGGCTGCCAACGCAGGACTTTACACTGCCTTCGCAGCTACATTGGTGACTGACACAACCAGTTACTTGTGGATAGAGACTGCCAAGTTCCTGCAATCAGATGGGACAATCAAGTTTATGTTGAAACCTGTAGCAACTCTTCAGCTTTATACTAATCACAGACCTGCCGTAGGATATATAGAGTTACCATAGAAAAATAAGGGGAGGCTTTTAGCTTCCCCTTTATTTAGAAGGGAGAAAATATGATAGGGGAGAATACGATATTTTTCAGTAAAATTCCGAATATTGTAGTTAATAGCAAAAAGACGAAAAAGACAATAGCTCGGTTTGAAAATGGGAAGTTTGAAACAGATGACCCTATTTTGATTGAAAAATTAAAACCAAGTTTCAGGCACAGATTAAAAGCGAAAAACAAAAGAAAAGGAAAAACGTTTGAAGAGATATATGGAAAAAAGAAAGCAAAGAAAATGAAATTAGGAATGAGTAGGAATCATTATAAAGCTGGTACTGTAAAAATTAAGAATAAGGAAGTGATAAATAATGGATAATCAAACAATAATAGATGCTGCATCGTTACAACTTAAAAATTATATGGCAATAAATACTTTATTGGCAGGGACACAACCCCCACGAGAATTTTCAAAAGCAGCAACGGGAGCAATGATTGCCCAAAGACCAGTTTCGTTATTTTGCCTTGCGGGTTTTCCAGCGGCAGCGGTAATGCCAGCCAATGTGGCAATAACTTCAAGTAGTGTGGCTAACCCGACACTTATTACTACTGCGACTCACGGATTAACAAATGGAGACGAGATAAGCATCCAGGGACATGCTGGTTCAACTCCAGCTCTTGATGGGGTTCATATCGTAACAGTTGTGAATGCTACAACCTTTACTATTCCAGTTAATGTATCGACTGGTGGGACTGGTGGTGTTATGTCTTGTATTAGTCCTGGTGGAACTGGAAAAGCAGGAATTACCGGTAAAGCATTGACAACTTTTCCAGGTCAAATCCCATTTCCTCCAAGTGGGAATGCTCGTTTGGTAAGGTTTCAGGGTCAGGCAACAATAGCTGGCTTGCTTATGTTATGTGATAGATTATGGCACAATAGTGGGATTAGCCCTGTTAAAACAGGTGAACAAGTATTTACAAATTCAGTACAGATTCCATCAAGAGATGTGGATGGAGCAAATACTGGTGTTGGCGTTTTAGCAGCAGTAGAAGTTTCTGCAAATGTTGGGGCTGGCACTCCAACATTAACTTTAAAATATACTAATCAGGATGGAGTAGCAGATAAAGTCGCTACCAATATAAATCCAACCGTAGCGTCTCCGATAGCGGGGGTATTTCACCCGATAGGTTTAGCCAGTGGAGATACTGGAATACAAAAGGCACAATCTCTAACGCTTAGTGCAACTTGGACAAGTGGTACTATTCACGTTGTATTATATCGTGTTCTTGCAATTTTAGGATTAGCAGCACTTTTACCTAATACTATTGACGCTATACAATCTGGTCTTCCAATATGTTGGGGGAGTACAGTTCCGTTCTTGGTATTTGTTCCATCAAACACGACAACAAGTCTTATCCAGGGACACGTACTCTTTACCAAAGTATAAATTATAGGGAGGGAACAATATGTCTCCGAAAGCATTTGAAGATTGCATTCGTAAAGGCGGAAAAGTTCGTACCGTTTCTCTTCCTGGGGATAAATATTATCACATTTGTATTTTAGACGGAAAAACCTATCGAGGGGAAGTTAAGGAAAAGAAGGATAAGAAAAAATGATATTAAAGGCAGAATTGATAAAAGTCGTGAACGATACTTTAAAGAGGAAGTATGATCCTGCTGGGACAGAACTAGATGCAGAGATTATTTCTGTATTGAAGGATCTATCTAAGAGGGGTAATTTTCTAACAGAAGAAAGCACAAGAAAAACTGTTGCTAATAGAGCTTATTACTCAATGCCTGATCATTACAAAGATAGACTTTTGATAATGATTGATGATTATTACCCTCTCGGGTGGGAAACATTTAAGAAATATCAGGAAGAACGTTCTTTGAGTCCTAATGATACAGGCTATCCTCAAATGTTTTGCAAGATGAATAAATTTTATTATTTGAGACCGACTCCTGATTCGGCTGATTATACTATCAGGCAATTTTTTGCCGGTTATCATCCTGAGAAAGTTACTGTTGATGAAGTAGAATATTCTGCCTGTGACCAAATATTATTTAACGATATTTACCGTCGAGCCATTGAATTGAGGTTAATCTGGGAAGTTGCTATAGGATTAGGACGACATAAAACAGCAGGGGAATATATGCAATATTATATTCGTGATGAAATTCCCAGTTTGTTAGCTAATCTTGACGAAGACCCTGTAATTTGCGAATATCCTTCTGATGGATAAAGGAGAGATAAATTATATGCCTTATAAAGATCCAGAAAAAGCGAGACAATATTATGACACTGATCGTAAACAAAACAAAGAACGTTACAAGAAATATCAAATAAAATATCGAGAAACTCACCCTGAAAGAATATCAGAAAGCAAGAAAAAGTGGTTAGAAAGAAACCCTGAATATAATAAAGAATATTACCAAGCTAATCGTGAAAAAATAATAGGGAAAAGCAAAATTTGGCGGAAAATCAATCATAAGAAGATATTAGAGAAGGTTAAACTTTGGCAAAAAGACCATCCTGATGAAGTGTTAGAAAGAATAAGAAAATATTCTAAAACAGAAAAAGGGAAAGCATGTAAACAAAGGGTAGAGACTAAAAGACGTGTAAGAATGAGAGAAATCATTAACACTTTAACCGCTAAAGAATGGTTAGACATT